TACAAATGAACCACCGGTTCGTAAAATATCTATGACTTGTTTATTATCACATGAATCAGAATTTGAAGGTGGTGGATTAGAGCTTATGTCAGATGGAAAGATTGCAAGACCTAAACAAGGACAAGCAATATTCTTTGCAAGCTATATTAGACACAGAGTTATACCCATTACAAAAGGTACAAGAAAATCACTTGTCATGTGGTTTGGCGGTACACCATTTAAATGATGAATAGAGAATTATTCTTTGCAACTCCAATCTATGTTGCTGATGTTGGCAGTCCACAATTAAATAAACATTTAGAACATCACATTATTGAATGGTCTAAACGAGACAAAGGTCTTCAAAAAACTAATATGAATGGATGGCATAGTGAAACAAATATGCATAAACTTCCAGAATATATAGATCTTGTTGATTTATTATTTAAAGCACAATTTCATATTTACAAAGAAGAGTTATTAGATAACGAACCATTCCTTGGTAATATGTGGGCAAATATAAATTACAAAGGTGGTTTTAATAGACCACACATGCATCCTAATTCATTATGGTCTGGAGTTTATTATATCAAGACACCAGAAAATTGTGGTCATTTAAAATGTGAAGATCCAAAATCAGTTGCAGCGATGACTCATCCAAGAAGAAAAGAAGGTCAACTTCCATCTTATTTATGGAGAGAAGTTCATTATAAACCAATTGCAGGAAGATTAATTATGTTTCCATCATGGTTAAATCACTGTGTTGATCCTAATCAATCTGATGATATAAGAATATCTGTATCCTTTAATTTTTTACAAGCAGGTATGCAAGCATGAGCTTCGCCCAGAATAAATATCAAGTAATTAAAAAAGCAATACCATACGATCTTGCTAATTTTATATTTAACTACTTCTTACTTAAACGTGATGCTGTTAACTATATGTATAGCAATAACATCATTGCTGAAAATTCATTATTCGGAACGTGGAAAGATCAACAGGTTCCAAATGTATATTCTCATTATGCAGACTTTGCTATGGAAGCATTATTAATGAAAGTAATGCCTATTATGAAAAAAGAAACTAATTTAAATTTAATACCTACGTACTCGTACGCGCGCGTGTACGAGAAAGGTTCTATATTAAAGAGACATAAAGATAGACCATCTTGTGAGATATCTACAACATTAAATCTAGGTGGCGATCCTTGGGCTATCTATTTAGATACAACAGGAAGTAATAATGTAATTGATGAATATAAGAATATAATGAAACCAAATGCACCAAAAGGCATAAGAGTAGATTTAGAACCGGGTGATATGTTAGTTTATTCAGGTTGTGAATTAGAACATTGGCGAGAAGAGTTTACAGGAAACATTTGTGCTCAAGTTTTCTTGCATTATAACCATGTAAATGGACAGTTTGCAGATTCTAATTTATATGATAAAAGACCTTTACTAGGAATACCACCGTTAAGAAAATAGTATAAATCAACGAATTTGGTGGTATAAGAATAGCTTATGCCAATTAATAAACTACAATTTAGACCAGGAATCGATAAACAAAACACTCAATATGGCGCAGAAGGTGGTTGGGTTGATTGTGATAACGTGCGTTTTAGGTACGGTGTTCCTGAAAAAATAGGTGGTTGGGAACCTGCCGTTGGTACTAATTTAATTGGTGCTGCAAGAGATATTCACACTTATACAGATTTAGCAGGAGACTCATTAGCAATCATTGGTACAGATAGAAAATTATATACTTATTACGATAACAACTTTTATGACATCACACCTCTATCAACTACTATTCCAGCAGTATTTACATTCACATCAGCAACAACCATTGTAAACGTTCTTGCAACATCTAATGGTGCAATCGCTGGAGACTTTGTTACATTTTCAGGAGTTACTGGAGTAAGTGTTATAAATATTACTAACACTAATATGGCTCAAGAATTTGAGATTCAAAATATTATAGATTCTAATAACTTTACAATAGATGTAGCTACAATTGGAACACCAGGAGTTGTTACAACATCTGGCACAGCTTCAGGTGCAGCATTTCAAATAAATATAGGATCAGATATTACAACAATTGGTAATGGATGGGGAGCCGGTGCATGGGGATTTTCTACTTGGAATACACCAAGACCTGCAGGAGTTATTACTGCTAATCCAAGAATCTGGCAAATAGATAACTTTGGTGAAGATATTATTGCAACAATTGTGGGTGGTAGAACTTATTACTTTGATACCTCTGCATTTATTAGTCCAAGAAATACTAGAGCTACCTTATTAGCAAATGCTCCAACTCAATCTAATTATATGACAATATCTCCAAGAGATAGACATGTGATATTTTTTGGTACACAAACAACACCAGGAACAACAGGAACTTATGATCCAATGGCCGTGCTCTTTGGTTCACAAGAATCTATTACAGACTTTATACCGAATGCAACTAACACAGCTGGATTTCAAAGATTATCATCAGGAAATAGAATTGTAACAGCAGTTCCAACAAGAGGAGATATATTAATATTAACTAATACATCAGCTCATTCTATGCAGTTTGTCGGACCACCATTTACATTCTCATTTAAACAAATTGGTACGAACTGCGGAACGTTATCTTCGCATTCAGCAGTAGAAGCGGAGAACGTTGTTTACTGGATGTCCGATGGAGCATTTTATTTGTTTGACGGGGTTGTAAAAGAAATTCCATGTTCAGTACAAGATTATGTATTCCAAGATTTAAATGAAGATGAACATTCTATTATTTATGCAGGAGTTAATCTAGACTTTTCAGAAGTGAATTGGTTCTATGCATCAGGTAGTTCTACTGCAATTAACAGAGTTGTAACTTATAATTATCTTGAAAGATTATGGACTATTGGAACTTTAGCTAGAACAACTTGGGCTTCTAAAGATATATTTACAAATCCATTAGCTACAAAATATATGCCAAATTCTACAACACTTGCACAACCTACAGTTATTGGTTTAACTGCTGGAGTATCTACTTTATATGACCAAGAAAAAGGAACGAATGATGACACAGATCCAATCACCGCGTTCATTACTTCGGGAGACGTGGACATTGTTGATGGAGATAATTCAATGTTTATTAAACGATACATTCCGGATTTTAAGGATCAATCTGGTAATCTTAATATGCAATTTTTAGTAAGACAATATCCAGGCGCAACTCAAACAGTTGCATCAAGCACTATTGTAAATTCAACAACAACTAAAGTCGACATGCGCGCGCGTGGGCGACAAGTTGCAATTAAAATTATAAGTTCAGATATTGATACTAAATGGAGATACGGAACTCTTCGTATAGATGGTCAACAGGATGGTTTAAGGTAATGGCTAAACTAGATCAACCAAGACTTGCAAACGCTACAGTAGAATATAATCAACAACAGATGGACCAGATTATTAGAACATTAGAGCAGATGGTATTACAATTAAATAATACCTTTACACAAGATGTGCAAGATGCTAATGAAGCACAAGCTTGGTATTTTATAAGAGTATAAAGAAAAATGACAAACGTATATAAAAACGCAATTTATGTGCCGACCACAACGGCTAATACAACCGTTTATACTTGTAATGCTACAGCAAGAGCCATCATTCAAACTATACAATTTGCAAATTCAACAGGTACTCATAAAGTGACTGCTAATGTTTTTAGCTATGCTAATAATACAACTATTCAAATAGGAGTTGATGATATAGCTGCAAAAACTTGTGTTAATTTAGCTTTAGGTCCTATAATATTACAAGAAAGAGATGCGTTGTTATTATCTTCTGAAACCACTACAGATGTAAGAGCAATTGTTTCTATATTAGAAGTGAACAGAGGATCATTAACGACGTAATGAAAGAAATAAAAATAATCTGTGATTCAGAAATCACAATTAGAAATATAAAGACAGGACATGTCTATAAAGATGAAGCAGAGGTTCAAGCAGATCTAAATGCTAAACCTGAAGATATTAAACGTGATGTTAAAATTATAGTTCCAACTATTCCCTTATTCAGTAAAACATGACACTTTCAAATGAGTGGAGAAGGATGCAGCACTATAAGAATATAGGTCTGAAGTTTGATAAAGTTTTAGACATTGGTGCTTTTGAAGGTATCTGGACACAAAATTTTAAAAACATATATCCTGATGCAGATATCTTAATGATTGAAGCAAATGAAGAAAAAGAAGAAATATTAAAAAAGATTGGTCCTTATAAAATAGCATTATTAGGTAAAGAGAATAATAAAGAAGTGGACTATTATAAATGTTTAGATGGTATGCAAACAGGCAATACAATCTATAAAGAAAATACAGATTTTAAATTTGCACCTGTAAAGAAAACAACCATAACTTTACCAACCTTATTAAATTCAGAAGATGGTTATGATTTAATTAAAATGGATGTACAAGGATCTGAATTAGATATTATCAAAGGAGCTGTTCCTATTATTAAAAAAACAACACATTTAATTCTTGAAACACAAACTCTTAATTATAATGATAAAGCGCCAAGACTTACAGAGATTGTTTGTTATTTAAACACATTAAATTTTTCATTAATTGATGTTATTGATGTTCATTACGCTTTAAATAATACATTATTTCAAGTAGACGTTTTATTTGAAAGAAGAATAAATGATTAAGTATCATACCCCCATTGCAGAAATTTATGATTTCCTTGGTAGGTTTATTAACAAAGATATGAAAGTATTAGAGCTTGGTCCTGGAGTTCTTCCTTTTCCATATGCAACTCATTTTTGTGGTTGGTTAGATTCTGAAAGAGAAAAACTATCTAATTATAAAGTTGTTAATTTTTCTAAAGATAAGTTTCCGTATGAAGATAAAGAATTTGATTTTGTTTATGCAAGACACGTTTTAGAAGATTTATATAATCCATTTAATTGTATAGAAGAAATGTCTAGAGTTGCAAAAGCTGGATTTATTGAATGTCCATCTCCATTAACTGAAGTATGTAGAGAATCTGAAAATTGGAAAGATGAAAAATATCAATTTAAATGGAGAGGATATAATCATCACCACTATTTTGTTTGGAATGATGGTCAATTAAATTTTCTACATAAATTTCCAGTTGTTGAACATATGAAAATTAATGAAGAAGATTACATATTAGAACTGTTAAAAGATAAATATCATTGGAATACTTATTATCTGTGGAAAGATAACATAAAATACAAACATTATGAACATCCTAAAGATTATTTTGCACCAGGTAATAATGAATATGCGGAATTAGTGGTAAAAGGAATTAATAATTCAATAATTAATGCTGGAAACTTTAAGAAAAAAATGTTAAAGATAGAGAGTGAAAGAAGTTAAAATATGAATCCTAAAGGTGGAACGGAGATATTAAAAGAGCAATTACTTGCTCAATTACCAGAAGAATCTATTGATGGAATTAATCTAATTGGTTCTATTTGTAATCCAGCACTTGTTAAAGAAGATAAGATTAATGTCCTTTGGCAACATTTAAGTTATGATCAGCCCAATGTACAATACATGCGCGATCGTAAGTTCGTAGATTCTATTGATTACTTTATCTATGTTAGTCATTGGCAATATAATAAGTTTAGAGAAGTTTATAAAATTCCAGAATACAAATCCTTTGTAATTAAGAATGCAACTCATGCATTTGAACCGGTAAAGAAAGAACCATTAATAATTACATCAGATAAAATAAAATTATTATATACCTCAACTCCTTGGCGTGGACTTGCGGTATTAATTAAAGCTATTGAGATATTAAATAAAACAAGAAATGATTTTGAGGTGGATATTTATTCATCTACTAAAATATATGGATCTGCTTTTGAAGAAAGTGAAAAGGATAGATTTGATGCATTATTTAATAAATGTAAAAATACACCTAATGTTAATTATCATGGTTATACTTTTAATGGTGAAATAAGAAAAGCTGTAGAAAAAGCTCATATCTATACTTATCCATCTATCTTTGAAGAAACATCATGCCTTGCAGTTATTGAAGCGATGTCAGCGGGCTGTCATGTAGTGACAACGAATTACGGAGCGTTGCCAGAAACCTGTGGTGAATTTGCAACGATGATTGAATTTGATTCTAGTGGCCAGAACTTAATTGAAAGATATGCAGAAACACTAAACTCTGTCATTGACAATTATAGAGATAATTTATATAAAGACGATTTAGAAATGCAAATTAAATACTATAACAAAAACTATTCATGGGAAACCAGAATACAAGAATGGAAAAACTTTTTAAATTATGTCAGAACAGAAAAAACACGTTAAGCTATTTATAGCAACACCAGCGTTTGGTCATCAAGTTACAACAAACTATGCAAATAGTTTATTAAAATTCGTATCAACATCTCATCCAAGACTTGCAGTATCATCAGCAGTTCACTTACAATCGGGAATGGCTTTAGTTACCCAAGCAAGAAATAATTGTGTAGCTTATTTTCTTAATTCAGACTGCACGCATTTTTTATTTATAGACGCGGACATTGGATTTGAACCAGATGCAATTTACAGATTAATAGAAAAAGATGTACCTTTATGTTTAACACCTTATCCAGTTAAAGGTTATGGTGCTAATAATCAATTACAGTTCATTGTACATTTTCCTGATAAAGATAATGTTAGAATTCAAAAAGATGGCTTTGCAGAGATCACTGCAGGACCTACTGGATTCATGATGATTAAAAGAGAAGTGTTTGAAAAACTTGCAGAGAAATATCCAGAACGAAAAACAGTTAATAAACAATTAGTAGGTAATAAAGTAGAGACTATGGAAAAAGGTTGGTATACATTCTTTGAAACAGCACAAGATCCTGAAAAC